GCCTCCCCGGATGATGGCAAAGGACATGGCGCTATCAAAACAGGCTCCTCCGGGAACGATTGTTACAGGCTGTCCTCCAGCGTTTACCACGTCTTTATCCTCCTGACCTGCTTGAGGAGTGGGGCCAATCCGATGAACCCGTTTTCCTAGTGGAGCATGATATTAACTCCTGCAGGGAGATAGTTGGCTACGACTGTCGGCATCCCAATCCCCAGGTTCACCACGTCACCTGCCTTGAAGATGCGAGCGATTCTTTTGGCAACGACTTCCCGTGCATTAGCCATGATTCTCTCCTCCCTTAGCCTTTGATAATTAAATCTACGAAGATGCCGGGTGTCATGATTTCATCAGGGTCCAGGCCACCAACCTCTACTATTTCCTCAGCTTCAACAATGACAAAATCAGCAGCCATAGCCATGAGGGGATTAAGGTTCCGGGCGGCACGCCGGTAGACCAGATTGCCCATAGTATCCGCCTTGGCTGCCTTAATCAAAGCAATGTCAGCCTTTAGGGGAAGTTCGAGGAGATATGTCTTGCCGTCAATTTCTTTCTTCTCCTTTCCTTGCTCCACAACAGTTCCTACGCCGGTAGGAGTAAGAACCCCTCCCAAACACATCCCATAAAGGGCTATACCGGACATCTCGGTTGACTTTACATTTCCCCGGGCCCTCATCTCGAACGCCTTTTTAAACCGGCGTCGTCCAGTATCCTTGTGCACCCAACCGAAGATACACCCTTTATCAAACTTTTGGAAGGGCTGTAGCTTGATCAACTGACCGGAAAACGGGCCCCGGACATGACGGCAACACCGCTCAAACCAATCGAATATACGATTCGCTCGGGATTCATCAAACACAAAAGGGAACTCTTCGGTTCCCTGACGTTGCAAATCTTTCAGATGCCGTTCACAGGCCTGCCATTCTCGTTTACAACTGGGGCGAAGGCCTGAGACAATTTCAACAGCGTACCTGGTAGTAGGGTGCAGGCTCTCAAGATCAGTCAAAGAGGTCTGCATTAGGATCCATCCCTTCGTCAGCCTTCTTCTTTGCCAGCCTTGCCCGAGCATTGGCGTTTAACCCAAGCTTGTCGGAATACTGAAGCATAATCCTTGCGTAAGCCTGCTGGGCTTTTACGTAAGGGCTCACTGTCTCAGCACCGGTTGCTCCTATCGAGATATATCCATTTTCGCGAATTTTAAACGTCAGCTCTCGATACCTGACCACAGCATCACAGTATGTAGCCAGAACGTCGGCGTCCACGTTATCGAGGACCTCAAACTCGGCCATCTCCTTCAGTGTCTTTTTCCAGACTTGACGGGCCTCGTCATCTAACCACACAGGCATTTTCAGTTTAACCGGTGATTTTCTTTTTGTTTTTTGAGCAGCTGCCTTTCTCCGCTCAACCTGGTCTTTTGTCCAATGTTTCCCCCCGCCTTTTCGCCCAACACGCATTTTGTCAAAAGTTACTACTTGTGGCAAGCTGCTCACCTCCTATATGTTATCTTATATGCAAATTTTTCTGGGGACATTTTCTCACAGCCGATAGGCCGCGCGGTCTTAGCCGGTTTAGGCTAAAATTTTTGACCCCGCCCTACCCCCTTAATGAGAATGTATCTTATTATGGCATGAACTGCACAAACTAACCAAGTTAGACAATACTAATCGTAACGACCAATCATCCTTTATCGGTACTTTATGGTGGACTGTTTCAGCTCTAGTTAATTGTTTCTCTTTAAGACATTCCTGACAAAGATAATGGTCTCTTATCAGAGCTTGTTGTCTTGCCCGATTCCATGCCTTGCTCTTATAAAACATCGTCACCTTTTCATCTCTGATAAATTTATCATAGTACTTACTTGATTCCGCTCTTTGCTGTTGTTCTTTAAAGCGATGCTTATCACAGTATCGCCCCTCGCTTATTAATTCCCTGCATCCCGGCCAGCTGCATGGGCGCTTTGGTTTTGTCGGCATGATATCACCTAATAAAAATTAATTACGTAATTTGCATAATTTATATTGATATTACGTAAATTATGTAATATAATATAAGCAGAAAGGAGGTACATAAATCGATGAAAAGACGGGACTTGATAAGAAAACTCAAAACCAACGGCTATAGAAAAGCAAGAGAAGGCCACGACCACACAATATTCACAGCTCCTAACAGACGGCCGGTACAAGTCCCAAGGCACAATGAAATTAACGAAAACACAGCAAGAAAAATCCTCAAAGATGCGGGGTTGAAATAAACCCCGCCTCCCCAGAGGAATAAAATAAAAATATAAAAATTTGTTTTGTAAGGAGGTAAAAATCTATGGATTACATTTATCCGGCTATTTTTGAACACAATGATGACGGCAGCTATACAATAACCTTTCCCGATTTACCGGGTTGTATCAGCGAAGGCAAAACATTAGCCAATGCTTTAGAAATGGCACAAAAAGCTTTAACTCAATGGATCGAATATTTACTCGATGAAAACGAATCAATTCCAGAGCCCAGTGATATTAAAAATATAATTCTTACTAACAACCAGTTCGCAAATTTAGTCCGCGCTGAAATACGAGATAACCGTGCAATACGTCGCACTGTCAGTATTCCAAGTTGGCTGGATGAAAAAGCATCGAATGCAGGTCTTAGTTTATCTAAAATTCTTCAGGATGCTTTAAAAGACCGTCTTGGTATTCAATAGCTTCGGCAGCCCTAACCGGGCTGTTTTTTTATTTTCACCTCACCGCCCCCACCCCGCAGCATACTGAGGTGTACCTTTCCCGCCTTTCGGCCGCCAAAGAGAAAAGAAAAAGAACGGTGCTCAATCCCGTTCTTTTCTCGTTCCGTCATTGCGTTTATAACAGATCTTCCCGTATTTCCAACCAAGATTCTTGGCTTTTCTTTTTGCCCACCAATACCTTAAGGCGTTTATCTGTACTTGCTCAGTCTCGGTCAACATTGTTTTTACCCCTCTACTTCGCAGAAACCCTCTATTTTTGCTCCACACATAGGGCAGAAGTTTGGTACTTGCGTTCCTTCTGAATTGTATCCAAAACCATGTCTTTCGCAATCCCCAAGGGTGTACTATTCACGTTGAAAAAAGTATAGCCTTGATGGATAAAGGAAAAATTTTTGAGGAAGGTACCAAGAACGATGAAGACAGGATCATAGATATGCCGGGGTGGTATATGGAAGAGATGAAACAGTATAGAAAAAAATGGCTCAAACAAAAAATGCTGGTCATGGATAAATGGGAAGGCGCAGATAAAGAGTATATTTTTCATAGTGGGTATGGACAACCTTTCTACTATACCTACCCCACCGAAAAATGGGAGCAATTTTGCAAGAAACACAATATTCGCTACATCAGCTTACACAAACTGCGGCACACTTCCGTGACTATACTCATCGAAAAAGGAGCCCCGATGAAGGCCATCCAAGAAAGAGCCGGTCACAAACAAGCTCAGACGACAAATGATATATACGGCCATGTCACGAAAAAACTAAGCCGGGAAGTCGCCAACATGCTTGATAGCCTCAACCCCCAAAAGGCATCAAAATAGCTCTTGTCCCCAATTTGTCCCCAACTACCTCTAGAGACAATTTCCTGACTGTTTTGTCCCCAACTCGGAAAATAAAAAAACCCTTGATACACAAGGGATAGAGTCTGGTGCGGCTGAAGAGACTTGAACTCCCACGGGCTTGCACCCACTAGAACCTGAATCTAGCGCGTCTGCCAATTCCGCCACAGCCGCATGTATATTGTTGTTAGTTGCTAGTTGATCGTCACTAGTATAATTATACACATAATTTATTTTTTGTCCACTAGTAACTATGAACTAGTGACTAGAAACTTTTTGAAAATGGCAGGGGCGGCAGGACTCGAACCTACGCATGACGGAGTCAAAGTCCGTTGCCTTACCAACTTGGCTACGCCCCTGTATTGGTGGAGGGGGTAGGATTCGAACCTACGAAGGCAGTGCCAGCAGATTTACAGTCTGCCCCCTTTGGCCAGCTCGGGAACCCCTCCATGTTGGATATTCGAGATTGGAAGTTCGATTAACGTGGCAAACCCGATGGGGTTTGCATCTAGTCGAACCTCTAATTTGGAAAATCGAATCTCGAAGAGTGGAGCCGACGATGGGACTCGAACCCGCAACCTGCTGATTACAAGTCAGCTGCTCTGCCAATTGAGCTACGTCGGCTTGTAATGGCGGAGCTGACGGGAGTCGAACCCGCGATCTCCTGCGTGACAGGCAGGCATGTTAGGCCACTACACCACAGCTCCTTATATAAAAAATCTTGTCAAGGGCCCGGCCTGGCTTGTCGGCAACAGGTGGCTGCCTTAGCGCCTGCCTCTCCGCCGCTCACAGGTGCATCCAACACCTGCACACCTTGCGTTTCAGCGGCCTTAGCCAGTTTTCGACTGGTCTCTG